TCCGGCAACACCGTTGACACACATTAAATAGTATGTTATTATTATAAAATAGGAATCTAAATGGCGTTACCGAACACAGGAAATACAATTACAATGTCTCAAGTAAGAAATTACTTTGGTGGCACTGCTACGCCTATTTTATTAAGAGGCACGTTAGGTGCTTATATTGGTATTTCTTCTGGTTCGATTAGTTTAAGCGCATCATTTGGTGGCCTAGGAACATAGGAGCATATTATATTATGAAAAGTTTATACGAAGTCATGAATATTGACTTGGCGCAAGAATATACTAAAGCACGTAAACATGCAAAATTAGCAGCATTAGAACTTGATCAAATTACATTTGACGAAGCTACTGCTATGGTTAATGCAATGGATATTCCAGAAGATGACGACAGATATCATTGGATCAATGTCATTGCACATAAAGCAGCAGCAGACCTACTTGCTTTAGGAAAAGTGCAACCAGAAAATATGGTAGAAATGGCAGCACTATCAGAAGAAGATTTTACAGAAGCAGTCGCATTAGCAGTTGGAAAAGCAAGAACACTCAACGATCAAACAGTAGCCGCAGAGGCAACACTAAACACTGATACAATTTCTGAAAAAATTACCTAATGAAACTTGCTATATGTGTGCCGGCAAGAGATCTTGTTCATGCAGGATTTGCTCTTTCTCTAGCTAAAATATCTAAAACAATTGATTGTGAAATTTTAATTAACTTAGGAACCATCATTCCACAACAACGCAATCAGTTGGTAAAAGAAGCATTAGAAAAAAATGCCACACATATATTATGGCTTGACAGCGACATGCATGTTCCTGAAAGCACAGCAATAAAATTATTAGCGCATGATAAAGAAATAGTAGCAGCAACCTATAGCACACGTATGCCGCCGCATCAAAGCGTAGCATTTGTAGATTCTAATGACTTTAACAAAAGACTTACTGAAACAAATGGATTACATAAAGTTTGGGCAGTAGGAATGGGTTGTATGTTAGTAAACACTAAAGTATATGAATATTTAGAACAACCGTATTATCAATATGTTGATTATAAGGCAACACAATCGTTGATGGGTGAAGATATATACTTTTGCAAAAATGTAAACGATGCAGGATTTGACATTTTTGTAGACGCTACATTAAGTAATAATGTAGCACATTATGGAACAAAGAGTTTTACATTATGAGAGCATTTGATAGATTTGAACGCTATGGACAAAAAATTTACAACGGACAAGATGTTCTAAAAAATCATTTTTTACATTCATATCCTATACATTACACAAAAGATACAATGGATTATTCTGTTGTAAAAGATTATCAAGATCATGATTATGTATGGATAGTAGATAAAAATATAGAAACATTACGCACTTTTCCTTGGCATTTTAGACCTACAGAAGTTGGAATTCATTGTTTTCCGTATGTGTATAAACGTAGTAAAAGAATAATAAGTTGGGACAAAGTTAAACTGGTTCCTACAAAAATTGATACAGAACACAGAATTGAACAAAAACATATTTGTGCAAAATATGACGTTTTATGTGGCGAAGAAAGTTTCAACATATTTTTTATTGGTAAAGAATCCGACGATGAATATCAAAAATTAATCAAACGTTTTCCAAACATTGAAATTGCACAAGATTATTACGATGCACAAAATAAATCAGATACTGATATGTTTTGGTTAGTGCCAAATGATGTTGAAGTCAGTGAATTTTTTAAATTTTCATATATGCCCGATGATTGGAGTCAACAGTATATTCATGTGTTCAGCAATGGTTCTGCACGTAGTAAAGATGGAATCATTTTAGGCTGTAAATATTATAATCCCACAACTAACGAATTACAGCACAGATTTTACGCTGAGAAAAAAGATGTAAGCATTGTAGCAAGTAAACCAAAAAAATTCCCACAATACAATTTTAATTCATACGAAGAATACAGAAAAGTATTAGATAATATCGAGGGTGATATGTTTTGGTGGATACCTAATGACGTTGAACTTGAAGAAAACTTTGATCTAAGTTTTTATATAGATCATATGAATCAATACGATAGGCATATAAATCATGTGTTCTTAAATGACAAAAGTTATGACGGTGTTATGCTGTTCAGTAAACATTGTCCTATAGGAAAAAAAGAATTTGAACACAGATTTATTGTAGTGAAAAAAGAACACGAGGTGGTAGCAAGCCGTCCAAAAAAGTTTGATACGTTTGTAGTTAATTCTTGGTCTGACTACAAACGTGCTATGGAAAATACAACCACAGAAATGTTTTGGGGTATACCAAGTGATGTAGATGTAGTGAAAGAATTAGATTTATATTTTTCACATCACAATCAATACGACAGAAATATTACACATGTTTTTCTAAATAAAAAAACCTACGACGGCGTTGTATTATACAATGTTAATACAAAGTTATCAAAAAAAGAAGTAGAACACAGATTTTATTCTAAGAAGAAACAATGGGAAGAAGTTTATAGTATACCAAAACCTTTTGATGTTTTTGAAGTAGAAACTTACGAAGATTATATACATGCAAAAAGTTCTGCTACAACAGATATGTTTTGGCTTTCTAGTCCACAAATAAACGATTATCAAAGCGCAAGAGATCAATTTTATATCAGTCATCATGATATCATAGACAGAAATCAAGTTCATGTGTTTGAGCACGACCACGATGGTATTTCAAATTTTAATGGGCTTATGTTAGTTCCTAAAAGTATAAAATTAACTGAAAATGAAATATCACATAGACATCCTGTAAACAGGAAAGAGCACAACACAATTATGAGTGTGCCTGCACCTTATGAATATTTTCAAATTGACGATTACGACGAATATGTAACTGCACTTAAAACTTCAAGGACAGAAATGTTTTGGATGAGCAGTCGAAATATCAATACAAGTGGTTTTGATTTTGATTTTGTGTTAGAACATAGCAATACATATGACAGGAATATCAATCATGCATTTTTACACAAAGTAGATGATCATGCTGGTTGTTTGTATAATGGATTATTTTTATGTAGTAAACACAGCCCTTTAACACAAAAAGAAGTTGAGCATAGGCATCTTGTTAATGTCAAACAGCATAGTGTTGTAGGAAGTTTTCCTGTAAAGTATGATAAATTTATCATTGACACATACAGCGATTATTTGTATGCGTTTACGCACAGCAAAACCGAAATGTTCTGGGGAGTGTGTAGTAATTTAGAAGATGACGAAGATTTTGATTTTACATTGAGTTTTACACACGATAACAAATATGATAGAAGTATAAATCATGCATTTCTCAATCAAGGATTTGACAGTGTAAATTACAATGGATATTTTTTGTTTAGTAAAAAATCTCCTGTGACTGAAAAAGAAATTGAACACAGACACATTTTAAATGTAAAAGAATGGAAAGTTGTTGCAAGCAGATATGCTCAGTATGATATACACTTTATAGATACATACGATGAATATTTAGAAGCAATGGAAAAAAGTGTTACTGAATTATTTTTTGCGGTAAGTAGAAACATTAACACTGATAACTGGGATTTTGATTTACATTTTGACCATACCAATAGATTTGATAGATTTACAAATCATGCATTTATACATGAAGTAAAAGGAATGCAATTGTATAATGGTGTATTTTTATTAAGCAAACACAAACCAGTAACACAAAAAGAAATCGAATATAGACATATAGTTGATGCAAAACATTGGGATATAGTTGCCAGTAAAGAATGTATGTATGATGAATTTGTTATTGAAACATATGGTCAATACTTAGATGCTTTAAAAGCAAGCGATACAGAAATGTTCTGGGGATTATCAAATAACATTGATACAAGTATTTTTGATTTTGATTATTATTTCTCTCACGATAATGAATACGATAGAAAAATTAACCATACATTTTTACATGAAGTTAATGACAAAGGATATAGAAACGGTTTGTTTTTGTTCAGCAAACACGCACCTGTTACAGAAAAAGAAATTGAACACAGACATTTAGTAAAAGCAAAAAATTGGCCTGTGGTTGCTAGTATACCTGTAAAATACGAAAGATTTGTAGTAAACAACTACACTGACTACTTGTCTGCAATGGACAGTGCAACAACTGAAATGTTTTGGGCTATACCTAGTGATGTGGAAGTTGATATTGATTTTGATTTTGAAATGTATTTTACTCATGATAATGTTTTTGATAGGAATACAAATCATGTGTTTAAAAATGGCAAATTTTGGGATGGCATTGCTCTTATGTCAACACATGCTCCTGTGACACAGCAAGAAGTTGAGCATAGATTTTATGCTAACAGTAAGAAACATGATGTAGTTGCAAGCACACCAAAACCTTTTCCTGTATATAATATTGAAACATATAATGATTATCTCAATGCATTTGATGAATCACCGTCAAATATGTTCTGGGGAACTACACCTAATATTAAAATACGTGAAGATTTTGATATGCGCATGTATATTGATATACACAACAGTTATGATAGAACAATTAACCATGCTTTTAAGCATAGCGTGAACGGTAAAGAAAAATACAACGGATTATTTTTGTTTACAAAACATGCACCGTTAACACAAAAAGAAATTGAGTATAGAACTATAGGTAGACGTAAAGAATGGGATATTGTTGCTAGTGGCCCTGTAGTGTATGATAGGTTTACAATTAACACATATAACGATTACAAAAAAGCATATAACATGTCAAAGACAGAAATGTTTTGGATTATACCAAGAGAAGTCAATATAGAACCTAATTTTGATTTTGACTTGTATTTTTCACATGACCAAGATTTTGAAAGATCTACAAATCATGTGTTTAAAAATGGCAATGCTTGGGATGGTGTAGCACTAGTAAGCAAAAAATCTAATATTACAGAACGAGAAATTCAAATGCGGTTTTTTGCAAACAAAAAAGAATACAATATTACAGCTAGTCAACCAAAACCTTATGATATTGTGTTTATTAGCAAAGATGAAAAAAGTGCAGATGAAAACTTTGAAAGATTATTAAATCAATTTCCAGACAAAACAATACACAGAGTTCATGGCATTGAAGGCATTCATCAAGCACATATCATGGCTGCAAAAACTGCTGAAACTGAGATGTTTTATGTAGTAGATGCTGATGCACAAATTGTAGATGATTTTAACTTTGATTACTACATTCCTAATTACGATCCTGATAGCAAACGCACCGTTCACGTTTGGAAATCTAAAAATCCAATAAATGGACTAATTTATGGTTATGGTGCTGTAAAACTATTGCCTAGAGAGTTAACATTGAATATGGATACTAACAAACCTGATATGACAACAAGTATAAGTCCATTGTTCAAAGTAGTAAACAAGATTTCTAATATTACAAAATTTGATACAGACGAATTCAGCACATGGCGCAGTGCCTTTAGAGAATGTGTAAAGTTAAGTTCACGTGCAATTGACGGACAACTAGATGAAGAAACTGAATTTAGATTGAATGCTTGGTGCACAAGAGGTAAAGATAAACCGTTTGGTAATGCGGCGATTAACGGTGCTAATCAAGGCAAAAAATACGGTGAATATGCTGCGAAAAACTTAGATTATTTAAATAAAATTAATGACTTTGATTGGTTATACGAACAATTCAATAAGTTCAAAAACAGTTTGTAATTTTTGTTGGTTTTGTTTACTGCGTAATGTATTTGCTAATCCGTTGTGCAGAGGCTTTGGCCAACTGTTAAATGATACCCAAGCATAGCCGTTGTGTTCATTATTTAAAACTGGGATAAATTCTTTTTCAATTACACAAAGATATGTATGAAATAAAAAGTTTTCGTCTTTGCTTATAAATGTTTCTAATGGTATTGTTTTTTTGATTTCAGGAATACTGCCTATTTCTTCTCTGATTTCTCTACGTAAACCTTCCCAAGCAGTTTCTTTGTCTTCGTTGGTTCCACCAACAAGACCCCACACGTTTTTATTCTTACTTTGTGTTCTATGTAGGAATAAAAATCTTTGTGTATCTAATGTATAAAATAGTGCACCACTACAAATAATTTGACTCATATATATAATTATGGATCAAGGTATATTTCCCATGTTCCTACTGAATATTCACCTTCGTAGCTTTGTATCCATTCTTCGCCTGTCCATGTATACATAACATTAGTGGCTAAATTTCTTTGATTAATACCATTTGTGCTATCTGTGCTATCAATTACAATGTGCCAACGGCTTCCGTCCCATTCAATAACATCATTTGCATTTGCTACAAAATCTGTGCCGTTGGAATTTTTCCAAGCGTCTGGACCATCATATAGATAGTTATATGGAGTATCACCTACGTCTCCTCCTACATTTTCGCTTGGATTTAATGGTTCTAACAATAGCAGTCTGAGTCCAGGTGTTTTATCATTAGTTGGATTGTATATCGAAGGTTCAACAATTTTATCAAAACTTGTGTAGCTGTTTGAATTTCTTGCAGGTCCTTCAATAATATCTCCTGTAGGTAAAGTGTCTGTATCCCAGTTGACAACCAATTGCGTTTCGTCTAAACTGTTTAGTGTAATATCTCCTATTACAAAACTACCACTTGCTGTCTGCAAACGTATCTGGCTTAATCCGGCTGTATATGTTCCAGGATAAGATTCAATTACTGTTCTCCAATTGGTTTTACCAACTACATTTTTATCAATTAATCTAGCTGTGGTTCCTAAAATATAAACACCATAATTTCTATAATTGTGTGCCACTGTTGACCTTTGTGATACTGTCGCTGTAATATCTGTTTTAGTTGCTGGATCGCTATTTATTGAAGTGGTTTTCTTAATAGGCACAGGAGTATCTGCATATGCACTAAGTTCTGGAAATGAGTCACCTAAGTTAATTGTGCCTCTAGTTTCGTCAAATATATTTGTAACAATTTGAGTAATAACACCAAGTTTTTTAACTTTAGCCGGTGGTGAAATAAAGATAGGTGTGCTAAAAGAAAGTGTGCCTACATCAATTTCACTGTCTACGCCAATCGGTTGTGTTCTGTTAGAAAAACTAATTTGTTCTAAATATACAGCAGTCAAACTTGTCCAATCTACATAATTATCAGTTGTCTGTATTTCCAAACTTGGATTAAACATCATTAATATTTGTTCCATAATTTGTAATTTTTGATCAGTGTTGCTGCTCCAAATATCTAAGTTAACTCTCAACATATAAGGTGTAGGCATAATACGTTCAACTGTATAATTTTTGCCTTGTGTGTTTAAATACTCATTACCGTTTTCGTCGTATGCACGTTCTCTGATATTAACTTTTTCTACATAACTAGCATCTGCTAAACGTTCTCTATCTAATTCTAAGTTAGTGATATATACAGCCATACGTGGAACACTAGGCAGTTTATTTTCACTGTTGTCTCTAATAATATTTGCAACTTGTCTTGTTAAATCACCGTAGGTGACAGGAATACTTTTAATTGTTCCATTGCCATCTTTATATGTAAAGTTACTACACAATCTAATAATTTGTGTAATATATCTTCTAATTTGTCCGTCATAAAAATGTTGCATTAGTTATCTGCCTTTGGCTTTAACGCTTTACTTATACTTTGTCTTTCTGTAACACTTTCACCACCTATTGTCGATGTAGTTGTATTGTTTACAAAAGAGGTCTTTTGTGTTCTACGATCGTCTGTGTTACTTAATGTCATTCTGACGCCGTCTTCCATTTTCACCCATCTACTTCCGTCATATCTAAATAGTCTGTTTGGAAACATATCTGTTCTTAAAAAATAGTCTCCTGAAAAACTAGATGTCGGAAAAGTTATACCACTACCAAATGCTTCACCATTAGGAGCAATATTATCTCCTATGAGATAACCTTTATATCCTTCTCGAGCAGGTGTTTGATTTATTCTATCAGCTAGTATATTTTTTTGAGATACATCAAGCGTATTAATATCTGCTGTAACAAGCTCAGGAACTCCAGTGTTGTCTACTTGTAATGTATATAAATTACTTGTATCATATCCACTTTTTGCTGAATCTGCATCTGCTTGTTGAACAATAGCATTATTGATATTCATTTCCGTTTCAAACGTGCTTAACACATCACGTAATGTGTTTCCTTCTTCGTCACCTGCAGGCAAATCAAGAATTTCGCTAAATTCTTGTCCGTCATAAATTTGTTTTAATTTTACTCTATATAAATGAGGATACCAAGTTTGTGAAAAACCTTCTGCTGCACGATTTACATCTTCTACTACATAATATCTTTTTAAAGCAACACTATAATCATTAAGTGCATATTCATCCTTTAAATGAGGAAATTCTATAACATCACCACTTAAAATTTTTCTACCAAGAGTCTTCACGCTGCTATTAATATGTATTGTCATAAACAATGTATCATTTTGTAAAAATAGTCCAAATTGACTTAAATTAAAATCAGTGTCTGCAACATTATAAATTGCTCGCATAGTATAAACATCAGTGTCATATTTTCTATCACGATTTTCTAAAAATAGCAAATCCTGTATATTTGTTTCTTTTACAGCATCGTATTGTGGTGTTGTTGCAGTTGCATCTACATCGCTTGGATTGACTGACCCTAAATATTTGTGAATATTAATATCAGTGCCGCCAATACTAAACTGTTCATAGATAATTTTATCTAAGAATTCGTAGTCATTTGTTTTATTTGGTCTATATAATGATAAACGTGGCATATGTATATTTAGCATAAATACTATTGGAGAAGATCAATGGCCGATTTAGTAACACAAAAACAAGAAATATTTGATTATGTAAATGCGTTCTTAGGCGGAGGCATGGTCGATGTGGAACTTGATCCTATACATTACGAAAGTGCTTTGATTAAGGCACTTTCAAAATATAGACAACGCACAGAACACAGCGTAGAAGAAAGTTATATTTCTCTAAAATTAGAAGAAGATAAAAACAACTATACATTGCCACACGAAGTTGAAGAAGTTAGACAAATATATAGACGTAGTGTAGGCTCACGCACTGGCGGTGGTGACGGAGGTTCCTTATTTGAGCCATTCAATTTAGCTTACACTAACACTTATTTGTTAGCAGCCAGCGGAGTAGGAGGACTAGCTTCGTATGAATTGTTTGCTCAACGTCAAGAATTAGTTGGACGTATGTTTGGTAGTTTTATTGAATTTACATGGAATAGCTCAACAAAGTTGTTAACAATTTTACAACGTCCTAGAGCAAACGAAGAAGTGTTACTATGGTGCTATAATTATAGACCAGATAGTCAATTGCTAACCGATTATAGAGCCAAACAATGGATCAAAGATTATACACTTGCTGGTTGTAAATATATGCTAGGAGAGGCACGTGAAAAGTTTGCGACTATCGCAGGTCCTCAAGGCGGCACTAGCCTTAATGGAGCGAGTCTTAAAGCAGAAGCACAAAGTGAAATGGAAAAACTAGAAGCTGAAGCTGCACTAGCATTAGCTGGTGGAACAGGCTACGGATTTCTTATAGGTTAAAGATCATTATCATGCACATAAAGTTGTATTAGTGCGTAATGTAAAATTTTTAACAAATCTTTACGAGCATCATCACGGGTTCCTTTTTTTCCATAACGGTTTGCATATTTGTCAACATTCCCCATACAAAAGCCAGTTCCGTGACCTCTATCAATGATTACTTCTGTTGACTGAAATTTATTACTGCTGTAATGCCCATCGTATGTTTTATCAATATATTTTGAAAATTCTTCAATGTATTTGTTTTCGTCAAACTTATAATCAATGTTCATATAATGCTCCTCTTAGTATCATTTAATATAACAGAGTTTTTTACAATTGTCAAGCATAAACTACGCATATAACCGCTAAAATCGCGGTATTTTCACCGCATACTGATAAATATTAATAGCAACAACATATCCACGAGGAGAAATTAAAATGGCATTAACATCACCAGGTGTTCAGGTTAGCGTTATAGACGAGAGTTTTTACACTCCAGCAGAACCAGGCACAACACCTCTTATCTTTGTAGCAACTGCACAAGATAAGACAAACCCAGGAGGCACAGGTGTAGCCCCGGGCACAACAAAAGCAAATGCAGGTAAAGTTTACTTGATGAGTTCACAACGTGAACTATCAGAAACATTTGGGGATCCAGTTTTCATAACTGATGCAAGTAACAACCCAGTGCATGCCGGAGAACAAAACGAATACGGACTACAGGCAGCATACTCATTCTTAGGAGTAGCAAACAGAGCGTATGTAGTTAGAGCAGATTTAGATTTAAATGAAATCTCAGGAAGTGCGACCGAGGCAGCAGGCAAACCAGCAGATGGTGCATGGTGGTATGATACAGATGATACAAGATATGGCGTGTTTGAATGGAACGGCGCAGCAGCGACCACAACAAACGGACAAACTTTCTCAAATAAAGTTCCAACAATTATTACAGATTCGTCACAAACAAGCGGCAGTGCTCCTTACACTCCAAAAACAAGCGTAGGTGCAATTGGAGACTACGCTGTTGTTGCAGTATCCAATGTAAACCGTCTATGGTATAAAAATAGCTCAGGTGCTTGGGTAGAGGTAGGTTCTGATGCTTGGAGAGCAAGCTGGCCATTTGCAAGCGGAACAGCAGGAGCAAGTGCTTCTAGCACAGGCACAATTACATTTACAATTAACGGTGTTGCAACAGCAGTAACAACAACTGGCACAACTGTGACACAAATTGTTTCAGATATTAACACAGCCGGTGCAGGAGTAGGTATTAGTGCAAGTTCAACAGGAAACAAATTGAATTTGTTTTATGATGGGCGTACAACAGCAGTAGATACAATTGTAATGTCAACCACAAGTGACGTATTAACTGATTGCGGTATTGCTGTAGGCACTTACAGATATACAAGTTTTGCAAATGCACCACATACAAGTGTTCCAGAATGGAAAACACGTGATTCAAGTCCAGCACCAACAGGTAGCGTATGGCTTAAATCAACCGATCCAAATTTGGGTGCAAAATGGAGTGTAAAACAGTATAGTGCTTCAGCAGACGCATGGACTACAGTAAGTGCTCCAATGTATGCAACAAGCCATGCTGCTATTGCAGCTTTAGATTCAAGCAACGGCGGCTCAGGAATTGCAGCAGGTAGCGTATATGTAAGATCAAACGTTGCAGAAGATGTGTTAGGAGGCAAAGCAACTTTCCAAATTATGGTAAGAGCAGCATCAGGTGCAACAAGCATCACAAGTGCTGCAATCACA